GAGTATATCCGGGAGTGATTCCGTTTGATGTGATGTACCCTGCCGGGTTGGTCGAGCTGTACGCGCCCAGGTTCGCCAGCGCCCCGGCTGCCGTGGTTGCACCTGTGCCGCCCGACGCCGGAAGCAATGGCGATCCAAGCGTCTCACTGCCAGCCGTGACGTTGCCGGAGAATGTTCCGTTGACCGCGCCGGTTAGGGAGCCAGCCTGAAGGGACGCCGTGCCGTCTGTGATGGTCGCGCCCTGGACCGTGCCTGGGAACGCACTCACCTGCGACGACGTGCCCAGCGTTCCCGTCTGCGTTACGCCGGTGATGGCAAGGTTCGCTCCCGCTGCGGTGGTTGCGCCCGTGCCGCCATTGGCGGTTGGAACGATACCTGCTGCGACAGCCAGTGAGGGTGTAGTCGTTGGATTTGTCACGGTAGGCACTAGCCATGAAGGCCATGAGCCGGAGGGTGCAGAGACATTAGTCACACCGCTTTCTGCGCCTCCAATAGCGTCCGGCACACCGCTCACGCACACATACATCTGCGTATTCGGCCATCCTGCCAAAAATACCGGCAATGATCCTGAGCAAGTTGTAGGCACCGTCGGATACGACACCAGTCCGCCATAGCTCGGATTCACGACCCACTGCCATGCCAGATTGTAGTAGCTGCACGTGTAGACCGTCGCGGGGCTGGTGCCTGTATTCGTGTAGAGAGCGCCTGCATTGGTAGAGCCGCACACAGGAGGAGGCGGAGGCGTGTTCCCGCTCGTCTGCGAGAATGCGCAGCGAGCACAAAGCAGCATTACTGCGATGATGATGCAGATTCCGAGAACTCGTTCTAAAGTTTTCATCGTTTCTCCTACAAAGCAAAGGATACTTCAGTCCACTGACTTATAGTCTCTCCTGTGTGCCCGTTCGGACTTGAGACAGTCGCAGAAAAGGTTCCTCCTGCTGGAACCCAGAATCCTACATAGGCGTACCCCCAAGAGTCGTTTGTGATTCCCGCCGAAGGCCCCTGCGCCCCGTTGATCGTAGAACTCAACAAGAAATCCTCACCAGATGCGCCTTCACCCGGTCCGGCCATCGTGACTTCTTCAAACACAGCAGCCCCGGTGCTGTTCGTGTAGGTAGTACCTGTTACGTATGTTCCAGTCTTCGAGGTGCGAACGCAGTTGAATCCGCTTCCACCGTTCGCCGCCGCCGTTACCTGCCCTGCCGCGTTCACTGTGATATTGGCCCCGGTGTAGCTTCCCGCCGTGACCCCCGTTGGTGTGATCGTAGCGGCAGCACTGCCCGGTCCTGTCGCCGTTACCGGCCCGGTGAGCGCCGTGATCGCGTTCTCATCTGCGCTGGCCCATCCCGCGCCGCCTGTATCCGGGTCGGTCACGTTGTTATCTGTCGTGCTTACCCAGTAGCCGTTGCCACTAGCCATGAGAACACGAGCGCCCTTTGGATAGCCTCCGATAGCTGTTTGGAAAGCAGAGTTGTACGGGAAACTACCACCCGCGCACATCCAAACGTCCACGGCTGACATCTGATACAACGCGCCATTCGTATCCTGCATTGAAGGCGGGATGCCGCCCGATACAAGCGGGGTGTCGCAAAGCGGAGGGAACCCGTCAGTCCACGAGGCCGCGCCGGGGGTAATTCCCACTTGAGACGGAACGGGGATCGGGTTTGTCTTGCTCCCCGACGTTGCCCAGGCCTCAACAATTTGTACTGGTACTTGGCTCAGTTGCATTGTTCCCTCACGCTACAGCAAATGGATTTCCATCGCCCATGAACGGCGCTTGCCCAAACGGTGCCGCTCCGTCCGTCATCCCCTTGAACCCGAAAACCGGGAGAGCGGTGTTAACCATCCATCCGCCCACGCCCGCTGGTCGCAAGAAAATACCGCTCTGAGTAATAATATCAATCTCGAACGGCGCTAGAACAAACTCAAACATATACCGGATTTCCATGTTTCCTAAGTCGTTGACGTATGCCCGTCCGCGCCCTGCCATCCAATCCATGAGCAAGGTGTTGATGGAATAGGAGCTTGCCCGCGAAATGTTGCTCAGAGCTTTGAGCAGAATCAACTCCAAATACTGCGCATCGGTCAGAACCGTTGCGGGATTCGTTGGGATGATTCTTGAAACGCCAACCACGCGCCCCCATATATCAAGCCCAAAACCTTGGGCTGTATCTACCTGCCAAACGTGAGTAAGGAAGTTGTCAATGTCAGCAGAGGGATCGACCGCCGCGTTAAAAGATTCGATGAGCGCAAGGATGGTTGGGCTATTCCCCCATTGCGACACAACGGTTTGGAGAACATTTTCCAAAGCTACACGCTCCCCACCATGATATTCGACACGTCAAGAGTGGGAGCCTGGTCAATCCCCATTGTCACATCGTTAAGCGTAGCGGGGCCAGAGAGGCCCACAAGGATGCTGACAAGAGACACGCCGGGAACCGCTGCAAATATGGCTCCCGTGTAACTCAGCGCCAGAATCATTGAAGCAATTCCGGCAGGCGTGTTGCCGTTCTCTCCGTTAAACTGAGCGACAATCGCGTTCTTAATCAGCGTCGCATAGTCTGACGGCAACGATGCGGCATTGGTGACGGTGACTGCGAAATATACAGGCGTGCCCGTTGGGATGTTGAACGTCACCGGGTAGGCTGGCTGCGGGGCTGCGTATCGGGTATCGTAGACGGTTTCTGTCGTGTTCCCGTTGTAGTTGCAGCCGCCGTCTTTTGCGTTCCAGATTGCTTGTGCGATTGCGCTGGCCGAGCCGCCAACGACCGCAACATAAATCGAGTGCGGGGCAAGGGGGTAATTTGTCGATCCATAGTCCACCGTGTTCCCTGAAGGGTTGTCAATCACATAGCAGTCGAGAACGCCCGCGACGGCATAGACGTTGGCGAAAATGGCATCTGTCGTCCCATGGCTATTGAGCGCGACGGAGTTTTGACGGCGAAGTTCAAACGCTTGCGAACTCTCCACGTCTGAGCCGATGATCCCCGCTCCCGCGTTCGTTACCGTATCCCATCCCGGCACAGTCTGGTAAAGCTGTGTGAGGCTCTCCGCTGAGCATGGGATCGGCCCTGTTGCAACGTTTGCGAATTCTGCGGGTATCGTTCCGCTCAAGCCAATTGTGACCGCCCCTAGAAGCTGATAGACGTTCTGTGAGGTATCCAGCGCAAGAACTCCAGCGGGGATATAGGTTCCCGGCAAGCCGCCGATTGTCGCAATGACAACGGTCGAGCTGGCCGGGTTCCGCGTCATAAAGTAGATACGCCCTATCGCGTCTTGGAAACGCCCCTCAGCATATTGCGGGTCCACCTGGTTTGCAACGTAGGCAATGGCGCTGTTCTTGTCTGCGATGATCGCCGCATTGCTAGATGCAATCTGGCCCTGTGGAGTAGAGAGAGAGGGATTGACGCCACCGCCAAAGGCTGTGTCTATGTCCGCCTGCTCCCCCGCAAGGATCGCCGCATCAGTGGGGAGTACGACGCCGGTCGTGAGCCATTGAATCGGAGGTACGCTTGTGCTCATGATAAGTTTACCGTTGTGCTAGTTCCGTCGCTGGTTGAAAACTGAATCTGTCCGCTGACCTCACGGCCCGCAATTGAGGTAATGACAGTGTTTGCTGTGACTACGCCGGGGACCTTGAGAGCCGCCGCGTTGAATGCCGACGCGATCTGCGAAGTGGTTGGATTCTGGCCTAAAAACTGTTGCCAATATGGAACGCCCTGTGTCGTGTCGTACCAAAGCTCGCCCTGGAATAGACGGCACGCACTCGCCACATCCTGCGCGACGGCGTAGGGCGGGGCGGCAAGCGCAATCGACCCATTGGAGTCGAGAACTAAATCCCAGGCTGAATTGTCCAAAAGCAGCGTATTGGCTGGCGAACTCATGCGATTGGTCCTCCAGTATTTGAACTACCTGATGTTACCCCTATGTGTTTGTGCGTTGCAAACGGGATTCCATCAAATGTGCTGCCTGTGAGATCAGCCACAACGTCACCGCCCACTGTCAGATCTTCCGCCATGGTCACATTGCCCCCGCTTTGGGCCACAGCGCCCTGTAGAACGATGTTTGGAGCTTGGAGGGTGATAGTGTCAGGGGAGACGATTGTGACGCCTCCTGAGCCAAACTGGACGTACTGCGTGGGTACCCCGTTGAGCAGACCGCCCAAATACATCCCGTCCGCGAAGTCGTGCATCCTGAAACTTCCGGGGTTCGCCTGTGCCTTGGTACTCTTGACATTCGTGAGGTCCCGGCTGGCGAAAACTGCGATTCCAATGTCTCCCGGCTGTGGGTCAATAATTACCGCATTCACTCCGCCCTGGATGCGTAGGTAGGGAAGTCCGTACATTGTTACGTGAGGAGTGGCGACCTTTTGCCCGCTGATCTGGTTCACTAGAATCTGCACATCGACCGTGCCAACAGGGGACACACCGCCGTCATTTGAGCACGCAATTACCTTAACGATAGTCGCCGTCTGCACCTTGGAAAGCGCCTGCTGAATGACGAAGTTGAGATTGTTGTGTACCCCCCACAAAGTCGAGGGCTGCAACATTCCTGCCGGATTGGTGACTGACCCCATTATGCCCCCACCTGAGCCGCGCCCGTGATCGCCTTAACAGCATTTACGGTAGTTTTCCAAGGTGCGCCCGGCATTTGGCTTGAAAGCTCATGCGACATTGAAACGACAATCCAATTCCCGGTAGCCTTGGGAATTGCTGACACCATTTGAATCTCTCCTCCAAAGACAATAGCCGGGTTGAATAACGTCTCAAAATTGACTCCAGTGCTGTTGAACACCGGGTATCCTTCCATCCCAGTCTGAGCAGAGATAAGCGGAACTGCGGTATTGCGAGCTTGCCCATAGGGAGCAATTGCTAGAGTGTTCGGTTTAGTTGAATCGAGATACATCCAGAACTTGTACGTTTGCATAAGGGAACGTGCCTGCTCCATCGCAGTGTTCCCCCAGTACGAACCTTTGGTCACCGCGATATTAACGCCGTTGTTCTCAAACTGATAACCCATCTTATTAGCAATGGATTGCATCACGGTTGCAACGTCAGTATTAGCCGCGATACTGAGCGGTGCAACAGGCTGAACGAGAGCAGAATATCCGATTTGTGCCTCGACGTAGAGATACACATTAGGCATAGACGTGAAGACTCCCCAGCAATTAAGAATGTCTCCGTTATAGACAAGAGTTTCCTGTGTTCCATCGATTGCGAAAACCTGAATTGAATTGAATGCAAACGATGAACCAGAAGAGCTAACAACCAGATCGTCCCACAACAAGCTAGTCAGCGTATTCATATCGCTGGCCGTCATGCCGAAGATTTGCGCTCGAAGTGTTCCCATCATCGCGCCGCCTGCATTGTCGATGTAGACGGAGGCGCGAAGCCCTTCAAGCGTGATCGTGTTCCCTGATTGATCTCCAGCAGAGAATAGCGCACCATTCGCCAGCGTGAAAATGAAGCGCAACGCTTTGATATTTTGGAAGCTAGACGGTGATCCCATAATTCCCCAAGTCTGCCGAGTCCAGATAAAGCAATACCCAGCGTGAACCGAGTCCGGTATAGATTGGATCGTCTGTTCCTTGCGTATCAAAGAACACTAGCCATCCGGCGAACCCAAGATAAGCGGTAGGCACCAGAGACACCTGATTCTTGCATTGCACAGCATAGGCTATCTGCGTTCCATTCACAGCTAGGTCAAAGAACATACACTGATTCTTAACGTAGACAGAAATTGAGCAGGATTGCCCGTCCAGCACTACTCGTGTCTGCTGTGAAGCAACGGGTTGGGTAACGATCTGCTGCATTAAAATCCTACCGTCCCTGTTCCGTTTGGACCTGCGATTTGCGCAAGCCAAGAATTCGGTGCAGCCGATGTTTGTGTTATTCCATTGTTCATTGTCGGTAAAGCGCTCGGTGACTGCGGAGATGTTATCGCGGTCGTTCCGTTCGCCACATTGCTCAATGCCGCCGTAATCTGCAATATCTGCTTCAATGACACTTCCACGATCAGCATGGTTGCGCCGCGTGTTGCGGTTCTCTGATAGCTGTACCGCTCAATCGTGCAGGCTCCATCGCTTCCGCTGTACGAAGCATCTGGCGTGTAGACGTTGAATAGATCCGTCGATTGGCAGGCATCGTCGATTGCTTTGAGAAATGCTATCTTCTCGCCTTCCGTCCCGCTGAGAGCCAACACGACAACAGGGTTTGAAGGCTGAAAAACTTTATTGAAACTCGCAAATGCCGCTCCCTGATTTGTGTTATTCGCCTCAATCGGAAAATCGCTAACCTGCATCGAACGTGTGAGCCCAAAGGATAAGACAGAAAGCGTTCCGCCGTCAGTTGGCGCATAGATGGGGAAGTTGGAAGACGTGTAGATTCCCCACGGAAGATCTCCTGGGGTCTGGTTTATCATCCAATCCTGGGCAGGCGCAATGCTTATATTGATGGCTGGCGATCCGGGCGAAGTGCGAGGAATATCAGGCACGCCTTCATAATTGGGAATGTCCGGATATGGAATAAAGGTCATGGCATCAACCCAAAGTTTTGCTGCGTTAGAAGCGTTGTCCAATCCATCCCACGCGCCATTAAGGGTGTCATGGAAGATGAGCCAGAAGGATTCTGAATAGTGATTGCTCCGATGTGCGTCACTCGGCTATTGTCGTTGCTCGTATTACTCGTATTTGTCGCCGAAGATACCGAAGCCGGAATTCTGGAAGCATTCGAGACGCCGTTCAATAATGAGGAACCTGTTTGCCAGCGCGCAATTTTTTGTTCCGGCGAAAGCCCCGCATATCCCTTTGTGCCAAGCAGCGCCCGCATCGCCGAAAATCCAGTAGCGTCATCGTTGAAAGTGGCAATCTTTTTTCCACCCTTGGCGATGACATAGCCGGTTGCACCATGAGAGCGTGCGAAATCGCCATATTCTATATCGCCAGGGTTATGCGCTTTCTGTGGGATATTTGCAGAGCCGGCATGATCATAAAAACCCTCTTCCATCGCGAGTGCATGAATAAGAGAGTCTTCTCCGTTTTGTCCGGGTAATGGATGCTTTGCAAAAAACAAGTCAGATTTCTGGCGTAGAGACTGCCCTAGTCCATATCCGCTGCTTCCGCTGATCACTCCGCCAACTGCAGACCCGATAGCCGAAACATTCACACCATGGGCCAACAGCCATTTATTGAACGAGTCTGTAGCTTTTTCGATGCTAGAAGCAAGCGATTCAAAGGCATCCGCTGTTCCACGAATTGCCTGCGAAAATGCTGTCCAGTCAAAGTCCGACTTACCCCCTTTGGCCCAGGTTTGGTAATCCTGCCACAACATTAGGATTGCTGCTCCAAGTGCAGCGACGAGTCCAATTACAGCCATTACCGGCGCTGCGGCCACAATAAAGCCCACGAGAGCCGTCCATGCGGCGACAACCATGCCAAGTCCTGTGCCCAGCGCAACAACGCCAGCAAGGGCCGCTGCGATGCCAGCAATGATAGCCACAATCTTCTCATGGCGCTGCGCCCATGCTCCTACTTTCTGGAGAAGGTCCAAGAACCTCTCCAAGTAAGGAGTTGCCTTGTAAAGCAGGTCATAGCCAATTTTGACGATCTGCAACTCCAGGTCGGTAAACTCACGCTTCAACCGCGCCGCCGAGGCTGCTTCCTTATCAGTTGGACCAAACTCTTTAGTCCTTCCCATTGCGGATTGGACGGCTCCCGGCCCTTGCAGTATCAGATTCATCACGTCTTCGGGGATTCCGCTTGCCATGCCGAAGCTGAAAGCAACCTTGCGGTCCATGCCTGCGAATCGTTTCGACAGATCCACCATGATCTGATCGAACGGCTCACGAAAGTTTATGCCCAGGCGCGCAAAGAGCGGAAGTAGTTGAGGCATCTTCCCAATCAGCAGTTCTCCAGGCATTCCCGCTATCGTCCGCATGAAGTTCTGAATCGAACCCTTGCTGCCGCCAATCTCTTGTGCCGCCGCTCCCCACGCAAAGAGCTTTTGCGTGTTCATCTCTAGATTGCGAGAGAGAAAGTAAAGCTGCGTATTCGTTTCAATGGTGTCTTTGACGAAGGCGCGAACAGCTACAGTTCCGCCGAGAACAGCGAGGAATGAACCGAGTTTTGCGGAAAGGACCGTTAATTCTGATGCAGTCCCTTTGGAGGCTGTACCGATTCCCTTTACACCATGCTCGGTCTTCGATGCGGATTTTTCCAGATCGGCTAGCTTGCTGCGAACACCGGGAGCCTTTGCGTCAACGTCTTTTGAGTCGAGCGAAAGTGATACTATGAGGCTGTCAATTAATGTGGGCAAATTGAGCCTCTTTTCTCATCTGCGCATATTGCCTATTTTTGCCCGCAGATATGCGAGCTTTCCATTCATCTGAAAACGCGGGGCGCTTTCTTCCCTTTAGAGAAGCAGCTCTCTTCTCTCTTGTCTCTACCGATTGCGTTTTTCCTAAATGAGACAAAGATAGATTCTTTCTAGTCTCAATAGAACGCTTCTGACCTCGATTAGAGGCTGACAGTTGTGCTCTTGTTTTCGCAGATACAATGTGACCCTTGAGAGATTCTGATCTCTTGGCTATTGTCTCTTTAGATTGAGGCCCACACTTCTTTCCTTTCTTGGCAGATGGCTGGCCCCGTCTCGACTCAGACATTTTGGCAACGCTTTCTGCACTGTGCTTTTTCCCCTTCATGGGATGGCCGTTTTTCGCAAGTTGCGCTTTAGTAATAGCCGATAGCTTTAACCGTGTTTCCTTGGAATGAACAAGTCCAGTCTGACCCTCGCCACCTAGCGTAAGATTGTATCCATTCCCTAGAGGTGCAAAGGTTCCGTATTTGGCGATGAAGTGTTTTTCAAGATCGTTAAGCTGATACGGTTCTGAGGAAGCAATTTCGATTACAGAGAAGTTGCTAATTCCATACTTCCGCATCGCGGCATGAAGAGCATATTTTGATCCTAGTTTAGATTCGTTCTTGTGCTGAGCAAATCGTAGGGAAATGGTTTTTTCTGTCTTGCCGACATACCCCTTGCCGTTGACAAGGTTACGAATTAAATAGATGTAACCTTTCTTCGGCATGGTCTACTCCCTCTCGTTTTCTGAATCTACGGCGATGATTTCCAGAAGATTATGCGCGTCCTCCTCGCCGTAAATCGTTTGCAATTCATTCAATGTCGCCAATCGTCTGCCGACAATTACCCCTATTATTTTGGGGACGTTCGCGTACCCGGCTTGTGCTTTCTCGCCTCCAGCGTGTTGCCGAGAGATTCCGAGAGACCGGCGGCGAGCGAAAAATCCAGATGAAGTTTCAGTACCTCCCATTTGAGCATGAGCAACGTCTTGACTTCTTCGACCTGGCTCTCAAACAGCGGGTATCCCACCTTGACCTGCGGCTTTTGCGGATTAGGAATGAATTCAACGCACTCCATCAGTTCGGCGAGTAGCGGCCTGATCGAAACAGCGTCAATCGCAAACAGCTTCTTGAGGCCAATTTCCGCAAGCGCAGCCATACCCAACTGCAAGGCTCCGTCAGGAATATCCACGTTGGCCGCTCCGAGCGCAAGCATCACGCGAATAGCCCAGTCTTCCGCTTTTGTCGCGGCCATCTCTGTGAGCAGGAACGTCTTTCCTTTATCCCTGCCCTCAGAGTCCAATGTGTAGGTACTGGTTTTGCGCATAGTGCCCTCCAATTTAGCTAGCTGACTGAGGGCTGAATTGACGCCCAGTTGATCGAAAATTCGCGCATTGTCAGAACCTTGCCTGCCGATGCAACTGAGTTGTAATCCTCCAACGTGCCCTTATTGCACACGTAGGACTCGCCAGTTGCGGGCAGATCGATAGTCGCCGAGATATAGTACACGTCGCGGGCCGCTCGCTGTGCAGCGAAGATCGACTCAAAAATCTGGACGCTAGGAGAATCGGCCTGGAATGCGAATGTCTGCTTTACGGGGTTGAAAACCAAGCCCGCCGTCTTGCGGCCATCCACGCCGATTTGCGTTTCAGTGACCACGACAGCCGCTGTGTCCCATGCCTTGTCAGCCGAGTATCCCTGGAGTTGCACGGGAGACGGGAAAAGCCCCGCGACTGTCATGCTGACTACCGAATTTGCAGAGGTGATCGTGCTTGCTCCGCCCGTCACCGCGTTCGTAAATGCTCCCATACGTCACCTCTTAAAGAATGTCGATGCTCGAAAGGCTGAAATTTTGGACTGCTCCACCATCTGCGTACCATAGGTTCAGGATCGGCGTTTGTCTTGCATTCCTCGCTTGCGCACCCGGATCGAGAATCTGCAAGTAGTAGCCGTTGGATTGAATCGTTCCCGCCACGCTTGCGCCAGCGGCATTGTTTACCACAGCGGCTTGAGTCGATGAAAGTGTGACGCCGGTCTGAATCACGCCAGCATTGAGCGCGTTGTTGATTGGCCCATCAAACGTCACTCCGCCATTGGCTGTCGGCTGACCCACCAGGGCTGCGCGAATCAGTCCGTAGCCAGTCGGGTCATAAGGAATATCGTTCACCGCCGTGTAGAGATTGAGTAAGGCGAGTTGGAGTTGTGCGCTCAACCAGATTTGATTGACGTACTGATCAGCCCACGGGAACGCTCCTGGCATATTGCCGTTCGAAAAGAACGTGAATCCGGCATTGCGCGATGCAAAGGCTCCGTAGCAGTTATAGCCGTTTGCAAGCAGATTCGTGTAGGTCTGGAGGTTTGCGCACGTCGGAAGGACCGCAGCCGCCATAGCCGATTTCCCAGCCAGCGTAATGCGCCCGTTGGTTTGTGAGAAGTTGATGGAGGCAATCATGCCCTGTACGAAGGCCGCAGTGTTCAGAACCAGAGGGGCAAGCGAACCAAGATAGGGATCGCCACCGATACACATCACGCCATTGTAATTGTTTGTTTTCGCTACCACTCCGAATGGTTCGGTTGCGTTCTGAGTGCAGGCCAGCACGTCGCTATCCCACATCACCGCGAGATACTCATCATCCTGTTCGCTGAACCATGCTGCGAACAACTCCTTGGAGGCAAGAGAGGGTTCGATAAGATAACTCATCGTCGCCCAGTTCTGGGAAACCGCCACCACGTTGTTCATGGCGCTTGCGGGGGTATCAGCGGCAGCACCCTGTGAAAGCGTTGCTCCGGTTGCTTGTGTGAGGTACAGATCGGCAGCAAGCGTGCCTGTTGCGTAGGCGATAGTCTCCGTTGCTCCGGTCAGCGTGCTTGTGAAAACAAACGTACCTTGCACCGCGTTCCACGTCACCGCAAACGGAGGCGATGTGAAAGCAGCCTGAATCGCTGCCGCCATCAGGCTTTGGCTTGCAACTCCAGTAAGATTGATGGAGCTTGATGTCAGAGGCACACCAGCAAAATCAATGGTCAGCGTTCCACTGTAGCCTTGGAGCGTAGCCAGCGGAACAGTTGCTAGAGAACCAGAAGCAAGCCAACCGGCCCGCGCCGCCGCGTTGAATGGTGCAAACAGGATTGCCGATGGCAGTTGTGTGCTGTTCACATACCCAGCAAAGTAGATTGACGCGTAAGCATATTCAGCCGACGATGGCCCAAAGTAGCTTGACACTGCTGTTGCGCTGGCAAAGCTAAGAACTTGCCCAGCGGGCATCAGGGGGTTTTGCGTCAGTACAAGGCCGCTCATCACTAGCCCTGCCCCACCAGGACTCAATACGCCGGGGATTACGTTTGCAATTTGCGAAGCCGGGATCGTCATTGTTTCTCCTTATGCATCCACATCGTCAAGAATGTTCATTTCCAAACTGTCCGCCGATTGCAAGGGCACTACCACAATCGGATTGTACTGCAAACTCATAGTTAGCGCCCATCTTCGTTCGTATTGTTCCTCTCCCGTAATCAGCGGTGATTCGTTGCCGTCATCGCAATAGAGCGGCGCGATACCTGCCGGGAATTGCGCGGTGGCATAGGGCGTGCGCCAAACCGTCTTGACCGCCGCGCACCAGTCGCCAGCCGATGCGCCGTAAAAGTCAGCTTGAATCATTAGGCGCTTGGGCCCGATAATGTCACTCTGAAAATTTACCCCGTCGTATGTGGAGCGAGGGACTTCAAGATCACTACTTGCAATCTCGGTCAGTTCAACAAAGCTCCCTACCGGCATAGCAACCCGGTTCACCTGAGCGCGGATGACTTGAGCGGCTCCCACGAACGGCTGTATGAACGCGCCGAGCGCATCGAACACTGAGTCGAGCGCGATGGAGGGCACGTATTGAATTGGGGCGCTCATGATTGCGCCCCTACGTCTTGGAGGATTATTGCAGCCCTAGTCCAGAGAGGCCACTGCTCAAGTATAGCCGTAGTGAGCCACGTTTCTCCGTCGATTGTAACCAAGTCTCCGCCTTTGGAATTGGTACGAACCACGGCGTTCAAGTTTCCGCGAAGGATAATTGAGTGGGTTGCGCCCTGGATATTAAGGTCGTCAAGATGTTTTAGGTCTGCTTGAATGAGCGCCTGGACCTGAGCGAATCCAGTAACGGGAGCGGTGTAGCTCGGAACCTGCTTGAGTCCGGAACCGATAGTATAGCCAGTCGAGGCTTGCACGGTGACCAATATGTTTGGATTAATGGTATCGGTCGATTGGTTTGCAATTCCACGCAGGTCCATTACTGGCTCACCTTATAGCTCGTCGATGCCAACATGGTACCCGACCACACAAGCGGCTTTGCCTGCGTTCCTGATGCAACCGGCTCACCTGCTGCAACGTCTCTCTGAGCCTGCACCACATCACGGGCGCGAATGTTCTGTGGATTGTTGCCAAACTTGTAGCGCAAGCGAAGCGTGGTCTGCGAGAGCGGCGGCGCGGTCAAGTCGATAATGCTTTGCTTGAGTGCCCCCTCAATCTCTTCGCCCATGAACGCCAGAGTCCGATGCCCGTCCATCTTGCTGCGCTTCAATTCGCCGGCCATCATCTCAGGCCATTTGCCGGACTCGTTCGATACCATTGTGCGGAAGAAGGGGCGCGGCGGTGCAGGGAACCTGCCCTTGTGTCCAAACTCATTCCAGAACGCAATCGGAGCCTGGTCGCTGTCGATGAAGCCCACCTGAACCGTTCCATGCGCCCGCTTTCCCAAGTCGAGGAGCTTGGCTGTCACCGCATCGGACATCTTTATTGCTCTGGTAGCCAAATCGGCACCTGTTCCTCGAAAACCCCATCGCAAGAAAACTTGACCGCTGAAACTGTCGGCAACTCCAACTCTTCATTCTCGATTCGCTCCAGATCGCGCTTCAACTCGGAAGCGTCAATCGAGAGCGTGACCGTCATACCGGACGAGGGAGCCAAGCCATCTCACCCAAACTCGTGCCAGTAAACCCTTCCACCCGCGTCGGGTTTGCAAAATACTTCATTCCCCGATAACAGGTCGTAGCTTGCCAGAACGCCGCTCCATACTGGCTTTGCGCGAACCATGCGCCGCTTCCAGGCGTCGCTGGCGTAA